GAATAATCATAGTATTGGTCATCAGCACCTTTGGTTAAATCCATGCGAATAAGATTTTCTCTCAAGTTTTCGAATAAGTCATACTCTGAAGCATAGGTAATAATATTACCAAGGAACTCGTCAAAGGGTTCGTCTTCTATCTCGATTTCGTAAATCTCGATGTAGTCGGTAGTAATGAGTCCACCAGCATAGTCATAAGTATAAATGGTATAGGGATTAAGAAGTAATTTCTTAAGGTCTTGGATATTTTCTAATGTTTTCATAAGTTCTTGGTTTTAAATGGTTTAAGTAATGGGTACCCAAGTGATAGGTACCCATTATAAGTAATTATCCGAGTAATTGTTTTTCGAATGTTTCTTGGTCATCGGGATCGGGCCAGTTAATGGATTCTTCCATGTATTCAACGATTAAGTCCATGAATTGTGCTTGTAATTCTGGGGTAAGTGTTGAAATTTCTGTTTGTACTTCCCGTTGGATTTGGTCGTAGTGATAAGCAAAGATTCTGCGGATACGGGTTGAGATACCGGCATACTTTTTTAATAATTCATTATTTTTCATAAGTCTAAAGTTTTTAAAGTAAATACTTAAATTAATTATCTGATGCAAATATAATACTTTTATTTTATATATGCAAACCA